TTCTCTGTCTTCTTCTTGTAGTAATACATAAATAGAGCTTTTCCAGACTTATCATCTTCACCCATAGGCATTTCGGTATGACCACCGTCACCTATCTGATATTGATAATCAGTATCAGGCATTATCTGGTCTTCTCCGAGATCCTTATCTTTATGGTGCATCTTGTACTCGCGTTTAAGATTCTTTACAGTATCTCGTCCAATAATGATGATATAATTTTGATCCTCGACATTCCTGTTGTTTGGGTTACTGAACATTACATTCACACCATCAACAAGCTCCATTTCAATCTCACCGCGATAAGCTCCATAGTTTCCGCCATATGGTTTAGCAATAGGATTCCAAAAGAAATGAGCGCAATAATCACCTGTCTGTATTCCGTCTGTTAATGCTTCCCTAATCTTGTAGTCCATACCGAGCTTATCAAATAGATTAGCTACCTCGGATGTCGCCATTTCAGCCGCTGAAATCGCATCCTTATCCTCAATGATTTGCTGTGCTTTATCTTGCGGATTAGAAATATTATCATCTTCCGTAAGATTGATATCACTCCTATTAGCTAATGGCTCATAACTAACTTTAGTAGAGCTAGAGGTTAGCGATGCAACAAATAATGAGCCTATTCTCTTAATGATATTAAATACAGGTTTAGGTAAAGCCGCTGTTGCTCTTGAATTACCTAGATTTCTCCACTGATTCCCAGCGTAAAACTCAACATTAGTATTGCAGAGATCATAGTAATTAGGGGTAAGTGACATGTTAAACTGCTTACCTCTCTCATATTTCTGCCATACTTCGGTACATTTTCTTTCTTCCATACTTTATTCCTTTGGTTTAATTCCATAAGCTACATCCGCACTATAATTCATCAGGTCATTTATAGCTAATAATTGATCTTCATACTCTTTCTGTTTATGTTGTAGAGTTTCATCAATTAATCTTACTGGGCTACAATCTTTGTTATTTATACTCTGTGTTTTGTTCTCTTTCTTTATACAAACTTTAACAGCCATGTAGCCCAGTAACACAATAGCTAGTAAATTAAAAACCCCAATTAGTAACAGTATTGTAATAATCAGAACCTTCTCCATGTTTACCTCCATATACATCATACATACTGCTGTCGTTAAATTGTTTATAACCACGTTCTACCACCATATCAACTTCCGAGGGTTTGATTAACTCCCTATTTGCTCTGTATCTATAGACACAGAAGTATCTTAAAGCATCCGGCATATGAGTCAACTCGTGTGGTTGAGTCGCAGCATCCCCGGGTCTTCGCTCATCATACTGAAGAGCCGGCAATGTTCTAATCAAATTAACACAGCTTTCGTGTATTCTTAATTTTGCAATCTTAATACCTTGTTCATCATCAAATGGTTTAACAGCTTCTTTCAATGCTGCCCAGCCATCTATTCTATCTCTGCTTGTTTTCCTCAGGTTAATACCATTCTCCCTAAAGATATCCGCAACTGACCTACCTGTCTCTTGACGTCTTGCCCAGAGATCTGAAGGGGCTAGATACTCATCTACTTTATCTATATTTAATTCTTTCTGTTTAGTCTTTATTAGCTTGCAGGCGTCAGATATTACTAAATCCGACTTATAAACCTCTCCAAGTACATAGTACCTATCGTGTTTGTCTACAGCTATAAATAACCCTGCAGTCATATCAAGACCGTAGTCCATAGTGAAGTATATTCTCCAAGATTTATCTCTTTTTGGAACTTCTTTGATAACATGTACATCCCTTGAGAATTCACTGAACATCTGTCCCTCGTATAAATCCCAAGATCCGTCGAGAAGTGCTTTACGCTCTTCATCTGGCAGATCCTCAAGTCTATTAACATATTCCGGATCTGAATTCATTAAGAATGTATTATCGTATACTTTTGACGGTATAAATAATCTAGTCGAGGTTTTATGAGTCCTAGAGTTTTCAACGGTGTATGTCTTCATTGGTGGGCATACATCAATGAATCTATTCTTAAAATATTGGTGGCCTACATTACCTGGGTTTGTAGAGCACTTTGTCTGCTTTGGGAAGTCATTTGCGCCTCTTATACGAGAACGTAAATACTCGTACATGTATTGCGTAAAGTGAGTACATTCATCTATACGTATTACGTCATATTCAGTAGACATGTATTTATATACATCGTTTTCATTATCGCAAAACCCAAAGTCTGTAAGGCTGCCGTTCTTAAATGTTATGATATGTTTTGACTGATGATAGTCGTATATCTCTTTTGGATATATCTCTAACATAGTACGAATCAGAGAGTGTTCGAGCTCCGGAAACGTACGACGTAATATGAGTTGTTTTATACCTGGATATGTAACGGCGTACACCAAATTATCCAGAAGCTGGACATAAGATTTTCCGCCTCCAGCTAGGCTGCGCCTCCATACAGCACCTCGTCTTCGCGAGCATCCATAAACAGTCTTTGTTTAGCTGTTACCTGTATATCCACGCTGGCATCACCTCCTAATAATATAGATAGATTATTTATTCACAACAGAAGTCTTCTTTGCTCTTATTTTCTTAGGAGCCTCCATCACGACTTCTACGCTCTCCTCTACCTTAATTTCTTCAACTTTAGATTCCTCGACTGATGTATCCTTACTATTAATAAGTGGTTTATCCCAGCCGTTTTCTCTAAATGTACTTATCTGGTTGTTTTCAGAGTCCCAATATTGCGTTCCAAGTGGCGCAATCTCAGGTCTTGCCGATGTAGGGCCGACTATTATTCTTGACATATAGCCTCCTTACTCAGCATCTACCCAATGTGCTGTGAGCTCTAGATCCGTGTAAACTCGGGTTGTAAAATCCCAAGCTGTTACGGAGTACCGTGAATACCATCCGGCAAAAACCTTACTCGCTTTTGTTGGGTCAGCTGGCTCTGTGGCTGTATCTCCATAAGCCACAGTCTGAGTAGCTGGAGCTTCTGAGCCTCCATCAGTATTAAATGATACAGATACTTTAACAGCTCCTTCTAATGCAGCTATTCTCAATGTTAGTGCATCAACCGCGCTATCAAGCTCTGCCTTTGTTGCCCAGTTACCTCTTCCAGAACCTGGGTATATTGACCACGCTGCATCATCATATACATAAGTAATATTTGTATCTTCATCCCAAAACAATGTTCCTACTGGGGCATTTATTGGTCTAGAAGATAATTTACCTTTAATCAAATCAGCCATAATTCTCTCCTTTAATAAACTAATCTACTTTATATACACCATTAGCAAGATTCTCTAGGAATCTCATTTGGTCTTTCTCTGGGAGTTTAGTAAGGTATCTCCCAAACTGATCTACAGATACCCCGTTTGCCAAGTCGTCGTATGTAGGCAAGGCTGATGTCTGTTGAATAGCTGTTGGGGCCATACTACTTGTTTGCTGTGTTGGTTGTGTTGGTTGTGTTGTTGGGTTAGAGTTCTTGGCCATTATAGGATTATAAGCAACTCGCCCTGTATTATTCGTTTGCACGGGTTTAGAAATCTGAACTCGGTCTCTCGTTACGGATGGTATACCCGTTTGGTTCATATCAGTTGTCATATTAAGTCTCCTTTTTTGTGTGCCGTCAATACAAAACCGAGCCTGAAGGGTACGGCTCGGTTTTGATTGGAGGCTTTTGTGAATATATATTTATAGGAAGGAACTAGTCTACCGTTGTTATCTTTATCTCTAACGGGGTCTCATTTTTAACATTGACTGTTTGCTCTGGCAATTCTCCAGTTGTGTCTCTGGCTGCAATATAAGCTCTTACATTCTTATCCTTTATAACAGCTTTAGCCATAGCAACCGCCATTATATCCCTGTTTGTAAGATCAGGGAATTGCTTTTTTAGACTCTCAATATCCTCATCTTCTGTCTGCATCGCTGGAAGGTCTAGTACGAAAAGCATTGCTTCCTTAAAAGTCTTATTGCGTCTTTTTGATTCACCTGATGCTATTCCACCTTTACGGCCTGCTTCTGATAACTCTTCACGGGTCTTACCAGCGGCGACTCTGAGCTTATTTTTTTCTTGCTTCTCGGTCACGTTTAGTACCTCCTCTCTAAGCATTTTTCGTAATCGGGCTTCGCCCGATTATAAAAATATCACCATGAAAGGGTGGCATACAATGGTCATTTTAATATAAATATTAACAGATGTTAATATTTTGAGTTAGTGAGCGAGTAATGGAAAAATTTACTACTCACCTGAAATGCATTGATATTTCAACAGTTATACCACTTCTGAGTTAGTGAGTTAGTAAATTTCTATATAAAGTATTACAGAAATTATTTTTAAAAATATTTTTTCA